CAATACTGTCGCATGTATGACCGAACTTATGGCTTCTGTTGAATGGAAATAAACTTTATGCATTACAAAAATGGCAGAGAAGCAAAAAACGGGGATAAGATTGTTCTTATCCCAACTTGGGGCGCAACACCAATTATTGGCATTCTCTATGATGCTGTTGCCGGTAATGATTTTTGCAACGGCAAACTTGCGCCGATATCTCCAAACGATCCATGTCCAAATCTGAAAGAGTGTCTTCATCTTGAAGATGTCCTATCTGCTATTGCTGAAACTGAAGGGCGCAAAATTATCAATGTCGATCTTGTAGCAGTTGATGCCGATGCAAGTAAATGAACAGCTACGCGCAGCAGGACATTAATGGAAGACACTCCTAAACTTTCTCCGTTTGATTTCGTTGGGTCTATCACTGACTCGAAGAAAGACCTCATCGTTGATGATGAGACCGAAAAGCAATACAATGCTTTTATTGTCAATCGCCAGCTGTCCTATTTTCAGGACACCGTTCTCTTTGCGAATGAGATGAATCTCAAGGGTGACTGCGATAAGAAGCTTCAGTTCGATTTCCTTAGACTCGGCATCAATAAGCGCAAGAGATTTTCAAAGTGGACAAAGGTTGAGAAGGACGATGACATTGATCTTCTCGTGAGAGTGTATGGATATTCCAAAGACAAAGCCCGCACAGATCTCAAGTTACTCAAACCTGATGAGCTTGAAAAAATTAGAGCACGTGCTACGATGGGTGGTCTAAAACGGCGCTGAGATAAATACTATGAATGTCAACAGAAACAGAACAGATAATCGAATGGACACCTGCCCTGTTTCTGGAGGTTTCGCTGGCTGAGCCAGATGATTTCCTTAAAGTTAAGGAGACACTTACTCGCATTGGCATTTCAGCGAAGAAGGAAGAGAAAACACTCTACCAATCCTGTCACATTCTACATAAGCACGGCCGCTACTACATAGTCAGCTTCAAGGAGCTTTTTGTTTTGGACGGCAAACCATCAACACTTACGCAGAATGACATTGATCGCCGTAACTCCATTGCGCAGTTGCTTTCAGATTGGGGACTGCTTTCAATCGTAAATCCTGCAGGATGTGAGAAGAAGGCATCAATGAGACAGATCAAAGTTCTCTCTCATAAGGAAAAGAAAGACTGGATTCTCAAATCCAAATATACTCTCGGTAGGTTCAAAGCATCACACACCACGTGAAATTTTTATCATGCAAAATATCAAACTAGTCAGGTTATTCTCGGGAGAAGAGATTCTCGCCACTGTCGAAAACGGATTTATGGTCGGCACCATTGCCCTCAAATCACCGTACATTCTTGTCCCAGGTGAAGGTGGTAGAGGAATCGCTCTTTCTCCATGGATGCCATACTGCAAGATGGACGGAGTTGAAGTGAACAATCCTGCCATCGTCTTCACTGTTGACCCACAGGATCAACTCAGGGATTACTACATCGAGGTCACATCTGGAATTGTAACTCGCGCTGCGAAACTTCCTCAGTGAGATTTCTGATCGTACTTCTACTCTGTCTTTGTGGCTGTCAATCTAGACCGCCGCAGACATGCGTAGAAGATACGTTCTCTCGTCTAGAGACGATTAACCATCTTCATCAAAATGACTGGATGGCCAGGCTTCACCCAAATGAGGATGGTACTCCATTCAATGAAGCATACATCTCATGGAATGAAATTCATCCTGGGCATCCACTCATCCCGGTGTATAAGTTGGAAGGAATGGAGACAAAATTTCCCGGTAAGATAGATCAATCATTTGACAGGGATGGAGTATCTTTTCTCTGGGTTGGAATTCTCGGAGAGGGATTTCATGCAGCAATTTTAGTCACACAACGTGCATCAAACCAATTTAGGATCATTCACTCGCAAATCTCTCCTCTCACAAACAGAGACTACTTTGAAGATTTGACTGCCCCCGAATTGATGAATTCTACGCTGGCGATCTACGCTATCAAATGACAGAGGACACGATACTTAAGCGCTGCCTGTATGTGTCCTATACGGAAGCATATCAACGGTGTGGCATATTTTACCATCGTATACCCAAGTAAAGTTAGCATCAGCCAAATTGAAGGAGCTGAATAGACAAGTTCCGGGTTGGTTAGCACCAAAGCTCGTTGTTAGCAATGTTAGAGAACTTCGTTTTGAAAACGACGCTTCAATAGTTCTTTTTTCTAACATACGTGATATCTGTGGCATGTCATTGAGACTGTGCGCAATATCTTCTGAGGTTAAACTGTCAGATGAAGATAGCGCCAGCCTGAAGCTTCATACACACGGAAAAATAGTTGACTTTTCTTAACAAAAATCTAAGGCTTCTTTGATATTCTCGAAGAAGCTTTTTTAGTGTAAGATACATTATGGCTTTTTATACGTCCGTTGCTAGACACGGCAACAATCTTCTTTATTCGGGTTACGACGACGCAGGTGTCAGAATTAGAGAGAAGATCAAGTTCAAACCGGAAATGTTCGTTCCATCAAAGGATAGCGACTCTCCCTGGAAATCGCTCGATGGAGTTCCTGTTGAACCAATCAACTTCAACTCAATGTCAGATGCAAAGACATTCATCGAATCATATCACGATGTTCCCGAGTTTAAGGTCTATGGAATGGATAGATGGATTTTTCAGTTTATCCAACGTGCTTTTCCTGGCGAAATTGAGTTCAACAAAGACTGGATCAACATCACATCCCTTGACATCGAAACGTTTTCAGGAAACGGCTTCGAAAAACCGGAAGATGCTCGCGAGCCAATAACGGCTATCACACTCAAATCGTCCAAGTCTAAAGTCATTCATACCTGGGGAACAAGGGACTTTGATCCCGCCCTCGATCCAACACCGGGTTACACCGTCATCTACCATCAGTTTGACACTGAGAAGGAGATGCTGGAAGATTTCGTAAATTTTTGGTCTGACCCCAGCAATCTGCCGGATATTATCACCGGCTGGAATACGAGAACATACGACATTCCATATCTTCTGAACCGCATTGCGATTGTTCTCAGTGAAGATGCTGCCCGTCGCCTTTCTCCCTGGCATCGCATTGATAAGAAGACATCCCAGATTATGGGCAAGGTGATGGACACCTATGAAATCGTTGGTGTCATTCAGCTCGATTACCTCGACCTATTCCAGAAGTTCGGATTTGCCTATGGCAAGCAGGAGTCCTATAAGTTGGGTCACATCGCTTTTACAGTTCTCGGTGAAACGAAAGTCAATTATGACGAGTATGATTCTCTCCATGATTTCTACGAACGCAACCACCAGAAGTTCATTGCATACAACATTAGAGATACACTTCTCGTCGATAAGCTTGAAGACAAGCTTGGCTTGATCTCTCTCATCATGATGATTGCCTATTCTTCTGGCATCAATCTTTCAGATGCATTCGGCACAACCGCAATTTGGGATTCGAAGATCTATCGCGCCCTCTACCTCAAGAACATCGCCATTCCTCCCGGACAAGATCAAGAGGGTCAGCAAACGTTTGAAGGTGGCTACGTGAAAGAGCCTCAAATTGGTCTTCATGAGTGGGTCTGTTCATTCGACGCCAATTCGCTTTATCCGTCGATCATGGTGCAATACAACATGTCACCAGAGACTTTCATACCGGAAGTATTCGGCGAAAACTTTACCGTTGACGAGATTCTTACAAGTGGCATAATCAGAAAGCCAGAGGGTAACTGTATCGTAGCAGCAAATGGCGCATGCTTCACAAAAGAAAAACAGGGAATCGTGCCAGAATTGATTGTCACTCTTCAAAAACAGCGCTCAAGCGCTAAATCTGAGATGATCAAATCTGAGCAGATCCTCGAGAAGACGAAGGAAGGCACTCCCGAATACGAGCTTCTCGAAAAGAAGATTGACACACTCAACAACAAGCAGAATGCAGTTAAGGTTATGTTGAATGCTCTTTTCGGAGCAACTGCCAATATCTACTATCGCTACTTCAATCTCAAGACTGCTGAAGCAATCACTCTCACCGGCCAACTTTCTATTCGATGGGCCGAAAAGCATGTTAATGCTCTTGTGAACAAGCACACGAAGATAAACAAGGATCGTGTCATCGCAATTGACACTGACTCTGTTTACATCTGTCTTGAGGACATCATCAAGAAATTTAATCCCGAGCATCCATGTCCATTCCTCGATGAATACTGCTCGAAGATGCTCATCCCAGAAATCACAAAATCTTTTGTCGTTCTCTCAAAGATGATGAACTGTATCGAGGACCGTCTAGCCATGAAGAGAGAAGTTATTGCTTCTCGTGGCATCTGGACCAAGAAGAAACGCTACATTCTCAATGTGCTCAACAAGGAAGGCGTTCAGTATGAGCATCCCAAACTGAAAATCATGGGTCTTGAGGCTGTCAAAACTTCAACGCCAATGGCATGTCGCTCCGCGATGAAAGAGCTTTTCTCCGTCATCATGAACAAAGATGAGAAAGCTGTTCAGACCGCCATCGCTGATTTCCGAGCCAAGTTCAATGCAATGAAACCAGAAGAAATTGCATTTCCCCGCGGTGTTTCCGAACTTAAGAAATACGCTTTCGGCGAGAAGATCTATCGCTCGACAAAAAATGGTGGTGATGCAACAACTCCAATCCATTCTCGTGCATCTCTTCTTTACAATCATCATCTCAAAAAGAATGGTCTCGACAAGAAGTATCAACTTATTCAAGGCGGCGACAAGATGCGTTTCATTTATCTTACACTTCCGAATCCTATCCGTGAAAACGTAATTGGATTCATCGATGAGCTTCCGAAGGAACTCAACGTTATTCCATACATTGACCTCGATACTCAGTTCCAGAAAGCATTCTTGAAGTCTTTCGAAATTGTTCTCGATGCTATTGGTTGGCACGCCGAGGAACACGGCTCACTCGAAGAGTTTTTTGGATAAATAGTGCATGAACCGTCTCTTCCTTTTTCTACTGCTCGCAACCTCACTCTTTGCTGGGTCTGCAACCAACATTGGTGGCCTCTATTACACCGGACTTGACAGCACTGGAAGTCTGCAAACGGGTGGCGGCAGAGATGCAAATTGGGATGTGACGTATGCATTTGTTAATGGCGTGAGATATCGAAATAGTTCTACATACACATCACCATCTGGTGCTTACGTTCTGTCATCTGCGTATATTGATTCTGCCTATGTGCCAAATACTGGTTCAGCGCAGTGGATCACTGCACCAGGCGCCCTCACCACGGCCACTGGAACTGCAAATGTTGGTGGTGATTTTCTGCCGGGTAACGGCACAACAGGAACAAATACGGCTTTCTACGTTTACCAACTTGCTTTCAATGTTTACGGCACTGGTTCTGGTGTCGTTACAAACAGCGTCGAGATTTCTCTCACTGTTGCTGCTGACGATCAATATTCCATTTACGTTACATCAACGCCTGTTACTGTGTCCAGTTCAGGCGCCATAAATGCGAGCTATGGTCCATCAGCATCTAGACTTTCCGCATGGAACAACACGTTCACTGAAACACTTGCAAATGGTGTTAATGGAAACACGACTTTTTCGATTGGGACAAATTACATTACCGTCATCGTTCAAAATACAAATTCTCAGATTGGACAGAGTAGCACCACAACTTTGAATCCATCAGGGCTTCTTGTTTACCAAGTCGGTTCCGTAGCAATAATTGATGGCCACGCAGTTCCAGAGGTTTATACATTCCTTCCAATACTTGCCGCCATTTCGCTGATTTTATTTCGTAGAAAAAAGTAGTTTACTTTTCATCGGCAGTTAGTAGAGTGTTTTTCATGACCTTTACTCGCTTCGTTATTCATGATGAGAATCTTGGCTATTTCGCAGCCAAATTAAACGGTTACGTTCGCGATATTTCCGTCGCTACTCAATATGAGAGCGTCGATGAAGCTGAGGCCGCTATGGTCTCAGTCGACGAGAAGATTTTTCCGATTGAAGTTACCATCGTCGTCAAAGAGGCGGTTGTGATTGAGGCTGTTGAAGACCTCACTAACCTCACGTAACTTTCTTATTTACTTTTCTGAATTGATGTTTACTGTCAATGTATGGATTCGGAAAAGTTAGCAAAAGCATTACGCTGCCAGGAGGACCTGATTTCAAACGGTCTTGCAAAGGAGTGTCGTGCTTTTCGCTCTATTTTCGGTTTCAATCCAAAAACTCTTTTCAGAACCTACAATCGCCAAGGTCGCCGCTCGATCAATCTTCAATCACCTGAACTTCATCGTCGGATAAACAAAACACTCTCCCAAATTCGCAATGCAAATTGATCCCAATTCCATCGACCTCGAAATGTTCATGAAGCATGAGCACATTATCGATGGCCACAAGTGTTGGCTCATTCAGCCACAACACATTGGTTGCAAATGGACCAAGGAGAATGCAATTTTCCGTTCATCTCTCTGGGACGAGTTCGGCAATCCTGTCTCCCTCTCATTCAAGAAGTTCGTGAATTGGGGAGAGAAGCCAGAAGTGTTTCCTCTCCCAACGGATCTATCCACCTGCGAGCTTATCGAAAAGGAAGATGGTTCAACACTGATTGTGTCATGGCCTTCATGGTCTGACAATCTTAATCTTCGCACTCGTGGCACCTCCGATGCTCGGAAGCTTGACAATGGCCATGAAATTGACATCATCCTCGGAAAGTATCCACAGATCCGGGATGTTTTCACTTCAATGGAAGAACAGTCGCTTTCAGGCGAGCAATACACTCTTCTCTTTGAGTGGGTCTCTTCGGAGAACGTGATCGTTTTGAAGTATGCGGAAACTCCCGACATCATCCTCACCGGCATCATCCGTCATTCTGATTACTCTTACCTTTCCCAGGAAGCCCTCGATAACTGTGCAGCAAGTTTTGGCTTCAAGCGTCCTAAGCGCCACAAGTTTGACTCTTTCGAGAAGCTCCTTTCCACTGTCCCAGGAATGTCTGGCATCGAGGGTCTCTGCATCTACCACGAAGGTGGTCAGGAAATCCACAAGCTCAAGACCGAAACCTACCTCGCAATTCATCGATTCAAATCTAAGGCAAATATCGAAACTGTGACAGATTTGTTCTTTGAGTTAAAGTGCCCATCCTATGAAGCATTCGAGAAATATCTCATTGAACAGTTCGATCATGAATGTTTCGTTTTGGTTGAGGCTTACGCGAAGTTAGTATGTTCAACTTATCAGCAGGCACTAATTATCATAGATGCTTTGAAGTCATTCGTAGATGAACTGAAAAATCTATCAAGAAAAGAAGCAGCTCTTCAAATTATAGCCAAGTATTCAGAGCAGAATTTAACTGGTTACGCTTTCAATCTGCTCGGAGGAAAACCACTTGACGACAAATCAATCAAGAAACTTGTTCAGCAACTTCTCGTTTCTTCTTAGCCTTTGACCGGATAGACCAGAATGCAACTTAGTCTGGAGTATGTAGATTCTAACATCCAACACTCCAGACTCATTTCTGACCATTCCTGGAATAGCCACTGAAAAGGCTGTAAATCCAATCACTTTCCCATCAGAACTGAATCAGAATCACTCACTTTCAATCAAAACCAATCAGTAAAACCGACACTTAAAACCACATCAAAATCATGAGCTTTTTCATCGAAGTATTCACTTGGCTTGCTGTTACGGCTGCCTTTTATCCGCTCGTAGTAGTCGCTCTCGTTGCGACCTACTTCATCGTCGCCAAATCAATCGATGAGAGCGACTTTCCGTTCTCTCCACTCCTGGTCCTCGGAGCAATTGGAGTTATCGCTGTCATCCGCTATCCGGGTCTGGCCGTTCTTTTTCAGTGGCCGAATGTTCTTCTGACGGCAGGCGCTTACCTTGCCATCGGCTTCTTCGTATCTCTCTTTAAGTGGATTCGAAAGCTCTCCGATTTTCGTGTCTATGCTCTCCAGAAAAGGACGGACTATCCTGAAGCATCATCTGAGAAATTCCTTGAACGAGTTCAGGGCAGTTACAATTCAGACTATCATGAGGCGAAACTGAATAAGGAAGGTCGAGTCTACCTTCCACACGATGTTTCGGAGCTGACGTCACAATGGTTCTATTGGCCGTTCTTCATTCTCTCAGTTCTCTTCGATCCTATCAAGACAGCTGTTAATGCTGGAGTTGCCTACTTCCGCTCATTCTACGAATATCTCTCCAACCACTTTTCAGTATGACCACCGAACAGATCGCCCTCGACGTAGTAGAAACTCTCAACTCAGAAATCGGTTCCGAGAAATACGAGCACCCATTCGAATTCATTTCCGATGGTTATTCATGTGCAGTCAATTTTCTCGGCATGAGAGTTTGGGATACTGAAAATGATCCGTCCCACGACGAGAACGATCAACCCATTGATCTCGAAGCGTATGTCAGAAAGGCTGCAAAGGATATCATCACCTTCGTAAACACATTCAAGCTGTGAACCTTGGCGAACATATTCAGGCGGTGAAGAAACTTCTCAAGGTTATGGATTGCTACTCGATCAGCTTTGAGTGTGTAATGAAGAGAATGACGGACGAAACCGGCGATAGAGATTTTCATGAGCGCTTCATCTGGCGTGCAGCGAAACTTTCCAACAACTCAAAGAGAAGCAGCAGATGGAAAGGTTTCGCAACATCGGAAGAATGTCTCAAGGACGCAATCAAAAAACTATCATGACAACATGGACAAAGGAGTGGCCAACTAAACCAGGCCACTATTGGTTTTACGGTTATCGTTTTGGAAATGATGACGGTAAAGAAGAGAAAAAGTTCTATCTCGTTGAGGTATGGCTTTGCGGCAAAAAAGATCTGGCACATGTTGGCAATGGTCATTTTTGGTATGTTTCCGAAGGACACGATGGACTGTGGCAACCGGTTAAGTTTCCCATTCCACCAAAATTCTGATTTACTTCCGTTAAAAAGTAGTTTTTATTCTGAGTATGCCAATCGTCAAATTTACAGTTCTCGGATATCACGGCGATACTGAAGTGCGTGAGCTTCCCCAACTCTTCGTCACCGATCTCGAGAAACTTCCAGGTCGTTTCTTGAAAGCGCATAAGCCAGTCGGAGTTTCGATGCCAGGAGAAGGCGAGTTCTGTTCTCTCCGAATTCCTGAAGGTCTATCCATCTATCCTGCTGAATATGCCGTGAAGGTCTCCGATTACAAAACCGCCCTCGAGGCGAAGCCGCATTATCCATCCAAGCTCGAAGCAAAGAAAGCTCGTCAAGCAGCAGCAAAACGCCGCACATAATTTTCCCACATGAAACCACAGACAAACGCAGAGTTCATCAAGGAGGTCGGTGATATCACTGCCACCTACACGTCAGCGAGGCGGCGATGATATGCGTGCTCGTTTGCTTTGATTGAATTATTGATTTTACATCCACAACAAAACTGTTTTTAATACCATCATGAGAAATATCATCGGCACTATCATCTGCGTCTGCACGGCTATCATTGGTTACAATATCCATGGTTCCGTTTTCTGGTCCATTATGGATTTCCTCTTCGCTCCTTTCGCTTGGTGCAAATGGTTGATCTTCCAGGAAGTCAACATGAGCATCATCAAGCATGCCTTCGCCTTCTTCACGAGCTGATGCTAGATTCCACATTCGGTTCCAGTCCAGCAGCGCACGCGCTGATCAGGATTTTTAATTCGGGTGAATATTCGAAGCAGCAGGTTTCTGCCATTCTTCGAATCATCAACGTTTGTCTGACGCATTTTAAGAATCTCGAGAGTCTCAGCAACGTTCAGACAAGGAAACGAGCAGCACAACTAATTCTACGGGAGACCCGTCTCTCACTTCGTCAGCGATCAGAGAAATGCATCTCATACGCAGAGAACGCATTGACAGCAGTTTACAAACAAAAATTTGCATGAGCGACATCAAACACAAATCTTGGCCCGACATTGAGCAGTTCCGAAACGTTATCCGTAACGTTAAGGATCATGCTGCCTTCGTAAAGCTCGATGAGCAGGGCGAACCAGTCTTCGACTACCTTCGTCCTATCCCAAAGCTGAAGTTCCGTGGCACCACCAAGCTCCACGGTTCGAATGCAGCCATCGGCCTTCGTTTTACTGCTGGCACTATCGATACTGTCTGGTTCCAGTCTCGTTCTAACGTCATCACTGTCGAGAATGACAATGCTGGTTTCTCTCGCTTCATCCAGAGTATTTTCGATTCTGGCATCCGTCCTGCAGAACTTCTCAACATGGACATCATCTCCAAATACCTCCTTCACATGGACGGTTCTGGCGAAGTAGTTCTATTTGGTGAGTGGTGTGGCGGCAACATTCAGAAGGGTGTTGCTCTCAATCAAATCCCAAAGATGTTCGTTCTCTTTGGAGTTCATGTCGAACACAACACTGGCTCATTCTATCTTCCCGATGAGGATGTGGCGCAATTCCCAACCCATCCCGAGCAGAATCTGTTCAATGTGTATGAGGCTCAGACCTTCGAAATCGAGATTGACTTTGCTCGTCCTGAACTTTCACAGGCAGAGATGATCAAGCTCGTCGAAGCTGTCGAGGCCAAATGCCCATGGGGAGTAAAGTTTGGCGTCGAGGGAACCGGCGAAGGAATTGTATGGCACTGCATCACTCCAGGCTACGGCACGCCCAAGTTCTGGTTCAAAACGAAGGGTGAAAAGCACTCCGTCTCGAAGGTGAAAACACTCGTCCCTGTCGATATCGAGAAGGCAAATTCCCAGGCTCAGTTCATTGAGAACACTGTTACAACACAGCGATGTGAACAATCTATCACCAAACTTCGTGAGGCAGGCATCACCCAGATTGACAGAACCCACATGGGAGAATTCATCCGGTGGATTTATGCCGACATCGTGAAAGAGGAATCTGACACTGCTACCGGTTCTGGACTGGACCTCAAAAAGATGGGCGGTCCGATTGCTGCAGCAGCGAAGAAATACTTCTTCCAGAACGAGGCTTCATTCTGATGGCCGAACCAACCCCAGTTGCAGTTATGGAGGAAGCGCCATTCACGGGCGGGTGGCGCAATCCTGCATATTTTTACTCTGTCGCGGCAGCAGAACGAGCCATTGCTGAAGCCAGAGAACATAATCCATCAAAGGACTACCGCCTCCGAATTTTATGAGATTTTCAGTAATTCCACTTCATTCCTTCGTAGACCTTATCACGAACTCTTCGTCTGAGTTGTTTGTGTGCGCGACAGATAAAACTGTCAAAGCAGTTAAGGATATTCTCTACACTCTTTGTCCTGGTAGCCAGCACGGTGGCGTCTTCGGTGATATTGAGGTCTCAAAAATCACGTCGCAAAAATGTCCTGAGCTTGAGGAATACCAGAGATTTCACGACTGGAATTCTCGTAACGCGCTCAGAGATGAAGCCGAGAAACTTATCGATAATTGGAAAAAGGATCCAGCAAATCATCAGTATCCGAAGTCCATTGATAACACAACGAAGAAGCAAGAGCCCGCCTACGATAAGGCTTTCAGAGCTGAACAGAAAGCCTCCGAGATTTTCTACGCTCCATATAATGAGAAAGCAATGGAAGTGCATGATGCTGCAGTAAGAGCTATCCTTCGTCAGAGTGACCTCGATGAGAATCTGTTTGGCAAACCGTCATGCTCTGGCAGATGGTCAGATGTCACATACACTGTAAAACAGGGCTCCGCAAAATGGAAACTTCTTCAGTTCATCGAGCTTGTTTTAAGTTGGGGAATGACGATCAACAAGGGTGACGTCATCATTCATTCTGCCAGTGACAACAGTGTTCCATATGAAGCATGGGACAGCATCAATTCACTTCTCAACGGCAAAAACTATCATTTAGGTTAACCATGAAAATCAAAATCCCATATCATTCATTCGTCGATTTAATCACGAACTCTTCCTCCGAAGTATTCGTTGAAGCACACGAAGGCACAATTGATGCCTTTAAGGCCGCCATCAATCACGTCCTCAAATCTCAGGGCGTTGAGAAGTCTGCTGATGACCTCTTCACGTTTGAGCTCGGAGAGCTCTACGAAAACGAAATCGGCAATGACAGATCTCTCATAATTACGAGCAAGCTCGATGATGAAGAGACGAAGAAAGCAGCCACTGCCCTCTCTTCCATCGTTGGTTCATTCGTCGTAACCGGCGGCTATAACGGCTAATGAAAACTGAATACACATTTCCCCTCCACTCGTTCGTAAATCTGATTACGAACTCTTCATCTGAAATTTTTGTCGAGGCCACGAAGGCAACGAAGAAAAGTGTTCAGGAAATCGTCGATCTTCTCCTCAAAGAAGGCGGTTCAACAAAGACCTGCGCCGATGTTTTTCAAATCAGCCTCATCATCCCCAAGGGCACTTACAATCCGAACTGGGAAGAAGATGCCGAGGGTGATGAAGACGTCTCCGAGGAATTGGAGAAAGATCTCGATGCTGAGTCGAAGGAAGGTAAAGCTTTCATTGAAGCAAATCGAGATTCTGACAGACCGTTCACGAACGTGAAGTTGAAAGTAAAAGCAAAACTAGACGATCCTGATACTGCCAAGGCTGCCAAACTTCTCGAAAACTTTATCTCAACGTTCGAAATCAACGAATATCAAGACTAATGAAAACGCGAAAGCTGCCAGATTCCAACTATTCAAGTATCTTCATCAACGGTAAAACGCTGAGAATTCCGCTTGAAGCTCGTAAGGCTATCACTGAACTTGCCTGGCCGGAGTTCTACGATATTTCGCCAGGTAACAAATGCGCAACCGGCAAATGCACGTTCTGTTATGCGGCAGCTTCGCGGACGGGTAAGCATTACACGAATCTGGCAGAGAAGGTTCATTCATTTTTCGGCCAGATGAATGAAAATCAGCGCCCACTTCAGGTTGCCATCGGTGGTGAGCAGGAGCCTCTCGAGAACCCAGAAATCTGGGAAATGATTGATGCCTTCAATGCTCTTGGTATCGTTGCAAATTACACGACGAATGGTGTTCTCGTAAACGATGAAGTGATCAGAAAGACGAAAGAAAAATGTGGTGGTGTTGCAGTTACTCTACACCCTCACCTCGAGAAACACTGGCGCCGCGCATTGAAATTGTTTGCCGACGCAGGCATCAAAGTCAATGTTCACGTGATTGTTTCTGACAAGGCCAGCGTCGATTTCACCGAGCAGCTCTACAAAGAGTATGCAGATTCAGAAATGGTGGAGTATTTCGTTCTTCTTCCGTATATGAATTACGGTCATGCTTCGTCAAATCCGAAGACCATCGACTACGACTCCTTCAAGCTCTGGGTCGATAAGATCTACAAGGAAGGCAAGCTTGCATTCGGTGCAAACTTCTACAACTTTCTGACCAAGCACAACACACAGTTCAAGGTTCCTCTCTACAGCCCTGAGATTTTCTCCAAATATCTCATCCTCGATGACGATATGCGTGTGTGTAACAACTCCTTTGAAAAGGTTCCGGTCAATTTCAATCATTCCTCCGGCTGCGAAATCGGCAAGGTTCGAACCGAATTTCTTGCCGCCGCATGAGCAAAAACCTTGAATTTTTTCTGGTTCGCCACGGCGAATCGGCCGGCAATGTCGACAAGAAAGTGCATCTTACCCACGCTGATCACGCCATTCCTCTTTCCGAGAAGGGGCGAGGTCAGGCATTTCAGGCTGGTGTCGGTTTGGGCCGTCATTTTCTGAAAACGATCGATCCTGACTTTCCGGAGAAGATTCGTATGTGGGTGAGCCCCTATCTTCGCACACAGCAGACTGCAGATGAACTACATCTTGGCATCGAAAGAGTTCTCGCTGGAACTGGTGTCACAGTGGATATTGATCGTCGTGAGCACATCAATCTCGTCGAGCAACAATTCGGCCTCTTCGACGGTATTCCCGATGAAGACCTCGCGAAAACTTTCCCTCTTGAGTATGCTCACTATAAGAAGCAGGAAGATTTCGAAGGTCGTTTCTGGGCTCAGATGCCCATGGGTGAGAGCCGTTACGATGTTGCTCTGAGGGTGCATCAGGCATTTGGCACGTTTCACCGGGATAACGAGAGACACGGCATCAATAAGTGTATCATTGTTTCCCATGGAGTGACTCTGAGAGCCTTCGTGATGCAGTGGCTTCACCTCTCCCCGCAGTGGTTTGAGAAGGAACGTAATCCGAAGAATGCCTCCATCCGACACATTGAAGATTACACCGACAAGGGTTACATGACGTTCCCGTGAGCTATTATCCAGACCATTACTCAACTGGAGATTATACTTACGTTCCGATACGGTGTAACAGCTATCCGGATTACAGTAATTTCGGTTCTGGCGGGCGTGACAACAGTCTGTCTCCATCGCTTTGTCATTGTGGCAAAGAGGCAGAAAATGGCTTTCGTCAGTGCACTAAGTGCGAAACCCAATCGCGCATCTTGGCTCACCTTCCACCCGGCGAACATATTCGTCTATTGAATGGTGAACGAACTCTTTATTCACAAAACGTCAGCTTTTAGAATTTTTACGTTTGTGTCATTGTGAAGTAGTATAGCTCACAATATGGAAAAACACAATACAAACTGGATGCTGGATGTTTCAGCAATGCACGAAAAGTTCGGTGTCTACGATGTAGTGGACAACATGGACAAGGATAAGCTCAAGGTTTTCTTGGAATTTCGGGCTTCA